TTGTGTAATTGTTTAGCACGATTAACAACACTGTTATTATTTAATTGTTGATAGTATATGATCTTTTCTTGTTGAGTTAACGCATTAAGATTTTGTATCTCCTTTCTTCTATTATTTCGTTTCTTGCGTTTTTGTTCAATTAAATTTTTTCGTTCTTGATTATATTGTTCAACTTTTTCATTTCTTTCTGTAAGTTTTTCTACGGCTTCTTTAGCCTTTCGTGCCTCTTCAGCCTTTCGATCCTCTTCAACCTTACGAGCATTGTTTAAATTTCGTGCATTTTGAACAGTTTTGGTGTTATTCAATTTTTTATAAAATTCTATTTTTTCACTGTTAGTTAAATATGACAAATTTTTGATTATTTTTTGGTTACGTTGTCTTCTCAATCTTTTGTTTTCATTTTTCTTCTTTTCATTTTCACGTTTTTTATTATTTTCTTCGTTTCTATCTGCAACTTGTTTTGCATTCGCCTCTGCTTTGATCTTGGCTTTTCTGGCCTCTTCTGCTTGAAGTATTTGTTTTTTTGTTGTTTCTAAATTTGCAGTATTAACTTGTGTGTTTTTACCCAAATGTTTTTTGATAAATTTTTCATAGTTTCCTTTCTTAACCTTACCCATACCACCGAAAAAGCCCTTATTTTTATTTCTCTCTATTATGGAATTCACAGCATTTCTAAAGTTTTTTTCAAGTTGTGCCTTTCGAACGTTGTTTAATTTTCGTGCATTTTGAACAGTTTTGGCGTTATTCAATTTTTTATAAAATTCTATTTTTTCACTGTTAGTTAAATATGACAAATTTTTGATTATTTTTTGATTACTTTGTTTTCTAAATCTTTCGTTTTCATTTTTCTTCTTTTGATTTTCACGTTTTTTATTATTTTCTTTGTTTCTAACTGCAACGTTTTTTGCAGCCTTAGCATATGCATTAGCATTTGCCTCTGCTTTGATCGTGGCTTTTCTGGCCTCTTCTGCTTGATCTATTTGTTTTTTTGTTGTTTTCAAATTGCTAAGTCTAACTTGTGTGTTTTTACCCAAATATTTTTTAATGAATTTTTCATAGTTTTCTTCCTTAACCTTACCCATACCACCCAAAAAGCCCTTATTTCTCTTTATTATGGAATTCACAGCATTTCTAAAGTTTTTTTCAGGTTGTGCCTTTTCAGCATTTCTTTTATTCTGCTCCTCTTTGTTATTTTTATTTTTATTTAATTTTAGACTTCGAGCAGAGTTTGCACCTATAAGTGCTTCTAAAGTCGATTTAGATATTGAAACATCGGGTGAAACACCTGTATATTTGGTTATAAAATTAGAATAATTTTTCAAACCAACACTTGCAAGTCTACCAAGTCTACCCTTATTTTTACGAACAATAGCGTTCATTTGTTTTTTGAGTTTTAATTCTTCTTTTATTTTCTCCTCTTGAGTTTTTTTAACATTTTTATTTGATTGTAATTTAGTAGTTCGGGCACGGTTTGCATTTTGAAGAGCAGTCAAAGTTGCTTGGGATATTGAAACCCCTCCCTCTGGTAAAGGGACTTTATAGTTAGTTATAAAATTAGAATAATTTTTCAAACCAACACTTGCAAGTCTACCCTTATTTTTACGAACAATAGCATTCATTTGTTTTTTGATATTTAAATTAGTTTTGGTTTTATTTATTTTTTGTGTTCGAGCAATGTTTGCTTGTTGTATTTGATTTAATGTAGCATCTAAATTTGTCAAATCCACAATAACATTAGAACCTAAGTGTCTTTTTATAAATTGTGAATAATGAGTATTATTTAAACTCTTTCCAATATCTATATCTTTACGAAGAATTGGATCTGCTATTTGTTTAAATTTTTTCTTATTTCCCTCAAGTTTAATTTTTTTCATAGACCTCACTAACTCTTTAAGCAAAAACTCCTTTTTTGGAGTTAACAATTGATCTAATCTAATTTTTTTATTTTTAATAAATGTATCTACATCTTTTTTATCAATATCATATTTTTCTTTGATATAGTCAATATAATCTGGTCTTTTGTAATATTTTAAAGGAAAACCATTGGTTGGAGTTCTAGATTGAAAAATCCTATCATCTCCTATAATTTTCTGTGAAATATCCAATGTTTTAAAATTCTTTCCAAATTCGTCTTTATAATCTTGGACATATTGTTCAAAATTCTTACGAAATCTCCTTACAGAATTAATGTCTGCCATATAATATATAAATATATAATTTTATAAGGAGTATTGAATCAATTTCCTGAATAATATTTTTTATTGACCACGTTGTTGTCTATCACGTGTTATATTATTCATTACTTGTCGTATCATATCATCTGTTGTTTTGTTTTCTCTATTTTCTCTATTGCGTCTTATATTAGTGATTACCTGTCCTATCATATCATTTCTTGGTTCGTTTATTTTTGGTTCGTTTATTTTTGGTTCGTTTATTTTTGGTTCGTTTATTTTTGGTTCGTTTATTTTTGGTACGTTATTTTTTGGTTCGTTCTTTCTTGGTTCATTCTTCTTTAGGGATTCGTTTTTCTTTTTTTGACCAAATAATCCTGAGAAAAATCCGCGTCTCTGAGGCTGAGGTCTGTTATTATTTGAAGTTTTAATATTTGGTAATTTGATATTTACATTTCCAAAACTTGTGTTAATAGAACCAAAATTTAATCTATTTGGTGGTGTTGGTCTATTGTTATTATTAAAATTGGAAGTGCTAATATTTGAATTAAAATTATTTTTTTGAGAAATAGATGGTGGTCGTGGGAAATTTAATCTTTTTGGTGGTGTTATTACGCGATTTGTATTATTTCCACGGTTTGTATTATTTCCACGGTTTGTATTGTTTCCACGGTTTGTATTGTTTACACGGTTTGTATTGTTTCCACGGTTTGTATTGTTTACACGGTTTGTATTGTTTACACGGTTTGTATTGTTTCCAAGATTTGTATTGTTTACACGGTTTGTATTGTTTCCACGGTTTGTATTGTTTCCACGGTTTGTATTGTTTGTATTAAAATTCCCAAGATTTCCGTTATTTGTATTGTTTTCACTTTCTAATGGAAATGGTATAGGAGCAACTGATCCTCCTTTTCTTTTCTTTGAGATCTGGATGGGTTCCGCTATTTTCAAAAATATGAGTTTATTTTTGATGGCCTCTAACAATTGATCTTTAGACATTTCAAGGTAGTTGAATACATCAAGTTTAACAGCAATTCTTCTCAATTTTGTTTTTGTTGAAGCAGCTGAAAAGAGTGTTTCATAATCTTTTCCTGAAAGTGGTGATGCAGCATCTACGATCATTCTTTTATCCTTTGATAAAACGAGTGGTGGTAAAGGGAGACGGTTTTGGCTTATCATCTTATACGCAGTTTCAATATTGTTTCGTGACATTGAATTGGCATTTACACTGTATCTTTGAAGAACGCTGTTTTTCAGGTTCGCCAGTTTAGTATTAGGACTTATACTCGCCATATAATATAATCAATAATTTATTTGTGAGAGACATAGTCGAAGTTTATCTTCGTAACTCATTTCAAAATCAAATATATTTATATTTTCTCCTACATCGAGATGAACTATTTTTATTTTTTTTGTAGGTTCTGCTCTGTTATTTAAAGACGCACGTATCATACATTCAATAAAGTGAAAAGGTGTTTGAATTGTCTCCTGAAATTTATTATAATTTTTGAGAATGATACATAAAACTTCATGTGGTTTTTTATTTCTAAAAGGTTCATATGGAAACAATTCAATCATTCCACCATCTACATAGGTAAATCCATTATATTGTCCGGCAGCAAAAATGAACGGAATACACATACTCATACATACCGCATCTATGACATACATATCTGGGTGTGTATCGACTGAAAAATATTGGGTTGTCGCGGTGTTCAAACAAAATGTTGATATATAAATCTTTTTTTTGAGTTCCTTGAATGTTGGATTTCCTTTACAACATTCAATTAATTTAGATCTAATAGGATCCATATCAACAAAACCAAATTTGTTAAAGAAACACCCAATGTTTAATTTAACAAATTCAGGGACATCCAAGTCCATAGAAAAATCAATAATTTCATCTATTGATAATCCCACGGACAAGAAAAGTGCGAGTATAGAGCCCGCTGATGACCCCGAAATTTCCTCAATTTCATCAAGTTCCTTTTCTTTTGATTTCAAAAATCCTAAAAAGGCGTAGTATCCCATTGCGGCTGGGCCAATGATGAGATACTTCATTTAATAATACTGAGGAAATTGCTTTCGGAGAATAGCGAACACGAGGGCGAACACTAAAGTGTGTGTAATTTGAGAAGCGAAAGATGTTTGTCCTGAACGGAAAACACCATTGGAACCTGGTGGAAGTGTCAATAACATACCTGGGTTCAAGGCGATAAAGAGCACAGTTGTGACAAGCAAATCATTCTTTGTTAAAACCAATCCCATAGCCCTGGCAATCAAAGCATAGATGAGGAAGAAAACCAAAGCGTGGAAAAAGACAAATTGCGCTTTAGTCTGATTACGTGTGAAAGAAACAGAACGACCATCTGTTCCCAAAATGAAACCAGGATTTAAAGCCAAAAAGAGGGCGGCTGGAGTCGCAACTTTAGCTGAAGTAATATCTGGAAACATCATTATATATATTAATATTCACATATTTTTTTATAGATGAAATAGTAAAAATCTTCTGAACTTTTACGACCAAAAACATATTTGTAATTTCTAATAAGTCTCCATAAATATGAAATATCACTCAGATAATGATTTATCCATTGTGCAAAATCAAGGGTGTGTTCTATTCTTGGAGAATCTAAAAAACAAAACTCATGGAAAAAATCATCGGGATCAATGTTCCCAAATAATTCATCATCTATATATTTCGCTTTCAAATATTCTTCCATTGAATACCACATATCCCAAAGTTCTTGGTTATAAATTGTACTCCAATCTTCATAACAAAGAACTTCATCTTCACTTTTTTCATTATCTGAATGACTATCCTCCGCATTGTCATTCCAATCATAATAATAATCGGTTGACATTTTTTATTTTATTATCTATTCACGTCTTTCTTTTATACCCGTCATAGAAAGAGAAATAGTCTCCTTCTCTGGTGTCATATCACGAATTGCATTTAAGGCACCTTCCAACTGAGCCTCATCTCCATTGAAAAACTTTGTGAGACCCTCAGTCACAGTCTTCTTACTAAAACCACCTTTCTTAATACTTTTCTTCAATTTGATTTTACCCTTTTTCAAATTGATAATATCTATATCCTTCTGCAGCATATTTTCCTTAACACGCTCCTTCATCTTCTTCTCAGCGTGAACCAATACCTTTAAATCCTCCTTCGCATCTGAAATTTGTTTTGATAATTCTAAAAGACGAGCGACGACATCAGCCAATTCTCCCTGTTCTGTCATTTTATAATATAAAATAAATTAAAATCTAAACTTTAAGTGCATATCTTGCGTTGCATCAAATCTGGAACAATTGTAGAATTATTCCAAGTGTAAGCAGTCTTGGGGTTTGGTGGTTCCGAACGGATAGATTGGTTGCTATTTCTCAAAGTACCACCGATGGTTTCTGGAAAACCAATTTGGTTTCGTGGGTCTAAAAAGTTTTGTCCCTTGAGGATGTCGTCTGGAGCAAATTTACCGTATTCTTCTTTAGAGGCAACTTCACGGGGAAGGAGGGAGGACGCCAAACCTGTACCAGCCTTCATTTCACATCGTGGAATCACATTGTCATTCGCAACCTTCTGTGTTTCACCCTCAAGCTCACTGAGTTCATAACCGGAGCGACGCATACCCAAAAGTTGTGGTCGGGTAATGAATACCAAAACTAAAATAACAAGTCCCAAAAGAAATAAATTCTTATTGCGTCTATTCATCTTTATATTTATTCTACAATTTTTTTTTACGGGAAAGTTTATACAATTTGAGTAAAAATTGTATAAATTTTGTTCTGTTCTGAATATTATTTCGTAAATACTTAACGACGACGACGTGTTGAAGCGGTGTCGGAATCGGCAGCGGCAGCTGGTGATTCACCGAGTTTACACGCCGCCTTGAATTGATCACTACATTTATCAAATTTACCTTCAGCGGTTTCAACTGAACCATCTTTATAGAAGATGGCACCTCCTTCTGGAACGGCGGAGATGACATCACCACACAAACCTTCACACGCCTTTGGGTCGATAGTGTCCCCACCACCGCCCATGGCCTTCTTGAATGATTTACGCTGTGTATATACAAGGGCAATCAATAAAGCAAGGACGATGAACACAGCATTTCGTCGAAGAAATCGCATTGAATTACGAACTGGGTTCATTTTTTATATATATTTATATATCATTTTTTTTATAATTAACGACGAGTACGAGGAGCGCCTTCTGAGCATGACTTACATTCTCTCTTAAAAACTCCAGCTTCTCTACTACCACTTGGAAATGTACCTTCAGCGTTAGTTAGATTACCTTCTTTGTCAAGAATAAACCCTCCTTCTGGAACCTCTTGGAGAACTGACTTACAGAGAGTGTTACAATGTTTAACTTTACCATCAGCCTCCGCGAATGATTTGCGTTGGGTGTATAGCAAAACAGCCATCAAAACAATTACGATGAGAACCGCATTTTGTTGTACGAGTCTCATTGACTTGTTTAACAAGTTCATTTTTATATATTTATAAGTCATATTTTTTTTATTAATCGTATATGTGGAAAAGTTGAATAATACCAACTTCATCCTCCGGCCTAAACTTTATGTTCTCATCTGGTATCCCCCTCCTGTAGCGCGTTGTTGTCAAATCTATCGTGTCATTCCTATAGATGTGTATTCTTTGACGAGGTGGGTCTCGCCTGGATATAATGTATAAAATGATAATTGTTAAAAATATTATTAAATATCTCATCTACTATATATGACTATTATTCCTCTTCTTCATCTTCTGAGATTTCGTCGTTGAGTGCGTATTCTTCTGGATATTCTGGTTCCACTGGGAATTCTGGTTCCAATTCTTTCTTTACTTCGGGTTCTGGGAGAACCTTGACCTGAACAATATTCCAAATTGGACCAAATGATTTCTTCGCAAACCAAATGCCAGCAAATTCAACCAAAGTATTACACTTCTTTTCTTCTGTCAAGTCTGACATTTCAATTTGTTCATTTTGTGCGTTGAAAATCTTTGACGCTTTAATCTTATCCGCAGAGAGAATGTTTTCATCAACTGACGGAACATAGAACTTCTTCAAAGTTTCTTCTGAAACCTCCTTCTTGAACCATTCTTTAGACTTTTCAACGGCATTTTTAAGATTTTCTTCGTCGATTGGATCAATCTTTTTACTGTGTCTCTTACCAGCGATACGAAGAGAGACGGTGTCTTCTGAGTTCTGAACCATGATATTATTGAGTTGAATCAAACATTTCTTGTTTTCATCCGTCTTTGCGCGAACAAAGTAATATCCCTCATCATCACGAACTGGTTCTTCATACAACATTTTATGTTAATAATGTATCACTTCTTTAACCCAATAAATGGTATTGCTCCTGAATTTTTAATAATTTTATTTGGAACCCAGGAATTTCGGGGGAGTTTAAAACCATAGAGTTCCCCAGATTTTGGTGTTTTTACATTATTTTTATTAATTCTATACTTGTATTCATTTTTTACGTATTCATTTCTTTTATTTATGACCCAACGATTTGTTTTTACATCAAAGCGCATGTTTGATTTTGTTTCTTTGTATCCCACCTTTTTCTCCTGCGACCCGTATGTTAATTTTTTTAATTTATCTTTGGATGGTTGGGTTGTATATTTTTCATATTTGTGGGGATTTATTTTACTTGCTTGTGCTATTGAAACTTTTCCATCACGAAGAATATTTTTCCTTGCTGTTTTGGAAACTGGGGATCTTTGATATTTTTTGAAGAGAGCGCTTAGTTTTTGTCGTGATTTCACTGATTTTAGTATAGGATATGTTTTCAAAAGTTTGAGCATTCTTTCTTTGTCCTTTTGTTTTTTGTGTGGTCTTAGACCAAGTGCTTGCATGAGATAGATGTCTTCTACCAAAAATCTTCTTTTGGCGACGACTATGTTTGGATTTTTTTTAAATTTTCCAGCACTATCTGTGTATATAAAACCTGAATTTGACTTTGTTTCTGTTATCTCATGACCAAATTCATCTGGTCTCATGAAAGCGATATCTAAAATTCCCCCCAAATTAGTTGATGAAACTTTTTTATCTTCTATTGAAAAATATTTCACTTTGAGATCGAGAGCAAAAATTTCTACATCTATGAGAATATTCTCCATTGCGGGTTTATTTGTTTTAGAACTTTTCTTTTTACTTTTGAGTGTGTATCTTCTTGTTACATATGGTTCTTTTTGTGTAAAACTAATGCCTAAAAACTTACCAAGTTTTGTTTGTTTTGATAATCTTGTTTTAATTTTTTGTCCATATGTTTTACTTATTTTACCAAGTTGATCCCAAAGAAGAAGTTTAATGGCTTGAAGTTTCCCAAAGAATTTCCGATCAATTTTCATTCTTGGTATAAATTTTGTATCTATATCTGATGTGACAACTTTGTCTCCAAAAAGTAGATAATAATTGACGGCATCCCCTCCGGATAATATCATATCTCCTGATTTTTTGAGATATTTTGAAAGTTTTCCAATAATTTCATATATAATATCTCTTACACTGTCAGTTACATATACATAGACCATATTTTCCAATGATTTTTTTGGAAATTTGGATACAAGTCTTTGTCTAAATTTTGTAACGTCTCCCTGATCGTAATACATTTTCAGGGCATTATCTTTAAAGAAGAAATTTTCATTCATATATTTATCGATTGTTTCTTGGGAATATAATTTTTCATCCATATTATTATATACATATATAAAAATGAACTGTAAAGAGTTGAAATGTTCTGAAAAGACCCGTGATTGTCGTTGTTATGCGCGCATAGATGCGAAGGATCAGAAGAAGGAACAGTTTTGTGGTTACAGAAAAAATTCATTTATTATTCCCTGTGATGCTGCGTGTTGTAATGGTGGTGAAGGATGCCCTGGACAATGTAAAGGAGTTTCTGAGCGTCCCCCATATGCCATAGATGAAAATCCCCTTGAGATTGATCGTTTCCCTCTATATATAAAAATGGCTATATTTCTAATATTAGTGTTAGTTATATTAAGCACATTAAGCGCTTAAAGGAAACATTCATAAGTAAGATATAAATGTCGTCTGAAGAGATCCAACAATTGTCTAAGGAAGTCCGCAACTTGAATAAGCTTGTTCGCAAGGTTTATAACTACCTCTTGGATCCCACTGGTGAAAAGGCTGCTGAGCGTAATAAGAACAGTGGTTTCAACCGTCCACAAAAGGTTTCCGATGAACTTCGTACATTCCTCACCTTGGGTGCGGATGAGATGATTTCTCGTAGTGAAGTTACAAAGCGCATCAACGCTTACATTTTGGAAAACAATCTCAAGGACCCCAAAAATGGTCGTGTTATTGTTCCAGATGCCAAGTTGAAGAAACTTCTTAACCCAGAAGGTGAACTTTCTTACCTCAACATGCAAAAGTTCTTGAACGTGCATTACATTAAGGAAGATAAGCCAGAAAAGGAGAAAAAAAGTGTTGATGAGAAGCCTAAGGTAAAGAAGGCTGCCGCTAAGAAGTAAAATGACTTCTTCAACTATTGCTGTTATTCAAGAGGATAAGTCTGATACAACTGACGACGCAACCTCAAAGCCTACCGACTTAAAAAAATAATTTACTATTATAATATAAGTAAAATGCAAATTGACAAATCAACTGTTGAACAACTGGTTGGTACAAAAATCAATGATTTGAGTTTGTACCAAAAAGCATTTACACATAAATCTATATTGAAAGAGCGTCCAGACTTATCTGGGTCATTTGAGACATTGGAATTCATTGGTGATTCTGTACTTGGTTTTGTTATTACACGTTTTTTATTTGATCGTTATGAACAAAATCAAGAAGGTTTTTTAACAAAGGCGAGAACAAAATTAGTTAGGGGTGAAATGTTGGCAAAAATTGCTATTAAACTTAGTTTGGATAAATGGGTTTTAATGGATGAGAAAGGCATGCGTAATGGTTGGAATAATAACCCAAAGATTTTAGAGGATGTTTTTGAATCTCTCATAGGTGCTATATATTTGGATTTGGGTTTATTGCACGCAAAACAATTTATTTTAAAAATTTACGAAGATCCCCAAATGGTTGATATGGGATGTTTGCGAGTTGATGACAATTTCAAAGATGCTATTATGCGTTATTGTCAGACACATGGCTATCCATTACCAGAATATAGAATATTTAGTCATGAGAATGGCTTGTTTATTATTGATGTATATGTGAATAATTGTTGGTTAGGTAGAGGACACGGTAAAAACAAGAAATTAGCCGAACAACGTGCGGCCAAGGCATTTTTTTATCCACCAAATTATAATAGAACTTAAAACATTTAATTGAATATAAAGTAAGATGCATCCCCAAGTCTCCAAACTTATTAGTTATGAATACGCAGCACAAAGATCGGAGGAGTGGCTTGAACTACGAAAGAATGTATTAACGGCATCTGATGTTCCCACAGCAATTGGTGATAATCCATATCAAAAACCATTTGATTTATTGTTGAAAAAGTGTGGTAAAGGTGAGCCATTTAATGGAAACATTTTTACAGAACATGGTAATAAATATGAAGACGAGGCTCGTATTTTATATGAAGAGAGACACAACGAAAAGGTTCATGAGATTGGTTTATACATTCACCCAGAGATAAAATGGTTAGGCGGTTCTCCCGATGGTATAACAGAGAGTGGAAAACTTGTTGAGATTAAGTGTCCTCTTAGACGTGAAATAAAGGATGAGGTTCCTATTCATTATATGGGACAAATCCAGATGTGTATGGAAATTTTAGATTTAGAGAGTTGTGATTTCATCCAATATAAGCCAGAAGAGATAACATGGCCTAAACCAGCAGAGTTCATGCTTACACACGTGAAAAGAGATCGCGAATGGTTCAAGGAAAAACTCCCAATAATGGAGGAATTTTGGAATAAAGTTTTATGGCACAGGGAACACGGTATAGAAGAACCTGTTAAAAAAACAAGAAAACCGCGTGAGAAAAAGCCAGAAATCATTGAACCACAAGACTGTGAAATAGAATTAGTTTCAGATGATGAAAATTATTTTAGTGATTAAAGTTTTAATTTTAATATAAAATAGATGAAATTTATTGAATTATGTGCCGGTGCCGGTGGTATGTCCAAAGGTTTTATTAAAGCGGGATTAACACCTGTCTTACTTATTGATTCTGATAAAGATTGTTGTGAAACTCTAAAATTAAACCACGAAACCCACGTCGTAAAAAATATGGATATGAAAAATTTGGATTTAAATTGTTATAAAGGTAAAATTGATTTACTTTGTGGTGGTATTCCATGTCAATCGTGGTCTATAGCAGGCAAAAGGGGTGGTGTAGAAGATGAAAGAGGTCATCTTATATATACATTTCGTAAATTACTGAAACAATGTAATGCAAAATTCTTTCTTATAGAAAATGTGAAAGGTATGATTAATCTTAATAAAGGGGAGGCTTTTAAAGAAATAATCAAACTTTTTGAAGATGAGTATAACGTTCATTATAAAATTTTAAATGCAAATAATTATGGTGTAGCACAGAAAAGAGAACGTTTATTTATTATAGGTATAAAGAAAAATTTTGATTTGAAATACACATTCCCTCAACCTTTAGAATATAAACCTGTCTTGCGTGATATTATGAAAGATATACCGGAGAGTATAGGGGCGGAGTACTCTGACAGAAAGAAAAAAATTTTTGAATTAGTTCCAGAAGGTGGGTGTTGGGTTGATTTACCAGTTGAAATTCAAAAGGACTATATGGGTAATAGTTTTTATTCTGGTGGTGGAAAACGGGGAATTGCAAAGAGGTTGTCTATGTCCCAACCATCTTTGACACTTTTATGTTCTCCACAACAAAAACAAACAGACAGATGTCACCCTACAGAGATAAGACCATTAAACTTAAAAGAATATGCTAGAATACAAAGTTTTCCAGATGACTATAAATTTCACGGAAAAATGAATTCTGTTTATAAACAAATAGGAAACGCTGTGCCAGTTGAACTAGCATTTCACATAGGAAAATCTATTATAAAGATGAATTAAAAAAAAATATAGGTAAATAACAAACATGTCTAAAACATTCGGTTCTCGTGCGGAAGTATTCCACGGTACAGCGATGAAAACTACAGGGGGCTTGACAGCGAAGGATTTGATGCGCGACGATGATGGTCGCATTAAGAGTAAATCGGCGTCTATGGCTGCTCTTGAACGTATGAAGAATGAAGGTAAAAGTGCCATGGTGAATGTTTTCAAGCCAACAGGCAAAAAGTTCAAACTCCAACCAAAGAAAGGCACAAATGCTTACAAGGCTAAAATAAAAAAAATGAAGTAATATAATAAGGATGACACTTGATCTTTGGAAACAGTCTATTCGAACAGCAAAAATGCGTATGGGTATAAATCCAAATACTTTCATGAAAGTTTCACCAAAACTTTTCAGGGAAGCACAGAAAATTTATGTTTTCTTAATGATGAAAAAAAATATAAGAAAATAACAAAAGATAATGAAGAAACCTTCTAAAAGTCTAGGTTCAAAAACAAAAAGAGTTCTTGTAGATAAAAGTAAAATGAATCAAACGATGATAAATAAAATTGCCAATGATTTGGTAAATTATTTTAATACCAATACAAATAATACCAAATCTCCAATGACCCCATTGAAATCTATTCGTCGGAAATAAATTGAAATCCTTTTAGTCTTTGTGGCTCAAAGGTCATGAGTTGATAGAGTTTCCAAGTTATGCCAAACTTCTTATTCAAGAAATATACACTGTTTAGTTCAACAAGAGCAATAGCTGTATTTCTTGCATATAGACCATTTTCAGCAATTTTACGGACATCATTTTTTTCGGAATCCACGACGAATGGTTTAATGTGTCCCTCAAAACTGGTATCCACTTTTACGCGAAATTTAGGTTCTCTATCAGGACTTTCCTTGATATTTGAATTAAACATATCCTTAATTTCGGCGTATGTTTTAGCCTGACCAAATATATTGACACTCTGTGTTACAACCTCAAGTATGATAGCATCTTCAATTTTTCGGATACTATCATAAAATGATTTTACATAATTACCTTCTTCATCATAACCTTTCATAGAAAAGTCAATGTTATACTTGGTTGGACCAATTTCTGGTGTAAAACCAGAAAGACCAAAAGGCATATACATACGAGGAATTTGGAAACGAACCGGACGACCTTCTTTAGTGCTAAACGTGATTTTCTTATTGTTGTAATCTGAAATTTCGAGATTCTCTAGTACGTCGCTGAAACGGGGCATTATATATATATATTTATTAAAACCTTTAAGCGGAACAAGA